GATATACCACGCATGGCAGATGGTGGCATTGTTAACAAGCCTACAATGGCAATGATCGGAGAAGCTGGAGCTGAGGCTGTAATCCCGTTAGATCGCATGGGTAGCATGGGTACAAAGGTTGTTGTAAATGTGCAAGGCTCTGTAATCTCTGAGGGTCAATTGCAATCTGTCATCCAAGATGTTTTGTATAACTTAAACCGCACTGGTGCAGTTACCCAGTTAGCAAACTTAGGTAGATAATGTCAGCGGCAGTATTTAAGGCAGAAATAGATTTTCAAGGCGGAGCAACTTTTAGTCCGGCACTTGTACTTGATGATCCTGCAACACTCTTAGATGCTTCAATACTTGGTGAAGTAGGGGGTATTGTAGATATAACAGCCTTTGTAACTCAGTGCTACATAAGGCGTGCCTTCAATAGATCATCTGACTCATTTATAGGCGGCAGTGCAAAAATAGTATTTGTAGATCAAACAGGTACTTTCAACCCTGCTAATACTGGATCACCTCTGTACGGCAAAATTAAACCTATGCGTAAAATCCGCATGACTGCATCTTTTAACAGTATCAACTACAGCTTGGGATCTTTTTATGTTCAAGAGTGGAATTACAAAAGTCCTACAGGATTTGACCCTGCCTATGTAACCCTTAATTGTGTAGATGGTTTTCAGCTACTCAACCTTACAACCCTTACTACTGTTAGCGGTGGCAGTGCCGGACAGACCACAGCTGCAAGGATTACAAGCCTGTTGGATGCTGGAGATTGGCCAGTGGGCATGAGGGACATATCTACAACATCTACTACTACAGTACAAGCTGATACTGGAGCTTCAAGATCTTTACTTGCGGCATTGCAAGAGGTTGAACAAACAGAAACCGGGGCTTTATATGTAGATCAAATAGGCTTTGTTAGGTTCATGTCAAGATCAGACATCATTACTGCCTCTGGATCTACACTCACAAAATTCTCAGATGTTAATGGATCAGGTGATATAACCTATCAAAATGTTGAGTTTGATATATCTGATTATCAAATGATCAACAAAGTAACTGTTACACCGGCAGGATTGACTGGCCAAACTGCCAGTGATACTGCGAGCATTGATGATTATTTTCAGCATAGCCGAGTTAGATCAGGCATCATGCAAACAGAGGCAGATGCCTTATCTCAAGCTCAAATGATTATTGCCTCACGCAAAGAGCAGGGCGTTGATATACAACTCAACTCTTTAACTGTAGATGCCTATAGTCAAACTGATTCTGCAAGGACTACAGCAGCTTTAGAGTTAGATATTTTTGACCCTATTGAGGTTACACAAACCTTACCTGCCGGCAATGTGGTCAGTGATAGCGTTATAGCCGGTGTACAATATCAAATTACCCCTAATTCTTTTCTTGTAACATTTTCATGTGCTCAACCCTTTGCGGTAGGTTTTTTGCTAGACTCAGCCGTTGATGGTTTATTAGATGAAGACATTTTGAGCTACTAGGAGATACATGGCAACCTTTGTAACCGGACAAGTTTTGACAGCTGCACAAATGAACAGCATTGCTAATCTGACTGTAAGGGCTGTGACTACTACATCTGATACTTTTGTAGCTGCGGATGCCGATAATAAACTTATTACTTACTCAAACACAGGTACTACAACAATTACAATACCACCTAACAGCTCTGTAGCTATTACAACTGGATCAGTCATAAACTTAATTAAGATTGGTTCGGCTGGAACTGTAAGTATCACGCAAGGTGCAGGTGTAACTATTGCATCAACTGGTACTACATCCACTAACCCAACAATAACAAAAACATTTGGTGCAGTATCATGTATAAAAGTAAGCACCGATAGTTGGTATGTCGTTGGTAGGGTCACAGAGTAACAATGAATATTTTGGGGATATTAACACAACCATCTGCAACTACGCCTTTAGTAATTGATTATTTAGTTGTTGCTGGTGGTGCTGGCGGTTCAGGTTACAGCCAAAATGGTTGTGGTGGTGGTGGCGGTGGTGCTGGTGGTTTAAGAAGTACTGTTACTGCAACAGGTGGTGGTGGGACTTTGGAAACGGCTTTAACTTTAACACGCGCTACGAATTACACAGTTACAGTTGGTGGTGGTGGTACAGGTGGTGTTGGTAACACAACAACTACACCCGGCGGTGATGGTAATGATTCTATTTTTTCTACAATTACTTCTACCAACGGTGGCGGTGGTGGTATAGGTAACGGAAGAACCGGTGGCAGTGGTGGTGGCGGTAGTTTTTCAGGCAGTGGTGGTGCAGGTACTACAAATCAAGGCCGCACAGGTGGTGATGGTAGTAACGCCGGTGAAGCCGGCGGTGGCGGTGGCGGTGCTAATTCAGTGGGATCAAATGCCACATCTGGTTATGCCGGTGGTAATGGTGGTGCAGGTGTAGCAACATCTATAACTGGCTCATCTGTTACTTATGGCGGTGGTGGTGGTGGTGGATCAAATAGAGCAAACGGAGGATCAACACAAGGCACAGGTGGTGCTGGCGGCGGCGGTAATGGCGGTAATGCACTTCCAGGTACAACAAATACTGGCGGCGGTGGCGGTGGCGGATCATTTGATAATCCAGGGTTTAGGTCAGGTGGAAATGGTGGTTCAGGTGTTGTCATTTTAAGATACGCTGATTCATTTACAATAACTATTGGTGCAGGTTTAACTGGTAGCGAAAGTCCTGCTAGTGGTGGATACAAGCGAGCCACAATTACGGCAGGTACTGGAAATGTGAGTTGGGAATAATGGCACATTACGCATTTTTAAATGAGAATAACATTGTTACTGAAGTTATAGTTGGTATTGATGAAACGGAATTGATTGAAGGATTGCATCCTGAAATTTGGTATGGAAATTTTAGAGGTCAGACATGTAAGCGCACTTCATATAATTCCAAAATCCGCGGTACTTATGCAGGTATTGGATTTACATATAATGCAGATGAAGATATATTTGTGACACCTAAACCTTTCTCATCATGGATTAGATCAGGATCATTTTGGAACGCACCGACACCTTACCCTCAAGATAATAAAATGTACTTGTGGGATGAGGAAAATTTAGTGTGGCTAGAGTCATTGAGCTAACAAGTCCTAATGGCTGGCCGGCTAGTGAAGACCGCAAAGCTATAGGCATACAATCTTTTTCTATACCTGGCACATCTCTTAAGATTGCATGTGCAAAAGATGTAGCACCAATACTTATTGCCTTTTGCCAAGACTTTCATGGTTGGGTAGAGCCAATTGATAAAGGTCAATTAGATGACTGGGGTTATGCTTTCAGGATGACTAGAGGATCAGATAAAGTCCTAAGCAATCACTCATCCGGTACAGCTGTTGATTTGAACGCTACAAAACACCCTTTAAGTAAGTCAAATACATTTACAAAACAACAAACAAATACTATACAATTGCTTATAGTCAAATATGGTTTGTCATGGGGCGGCAATTACAAAAGGCGTAAGGATGAAATGCATTTTGAAATAGCTTTGAACAAAGCCGAAGTACAAAACAAGATTAAAGAGTTAGGACTCAAATGAAACTAACAATCAAACAAAAAGCAATTGTTAAATCTTACTTACGCAGCATAGCCGCTGCCACTGTTACTACAGTCTTGGCATTAGTAGCTGACATACGCCCAGAGTTAAGTATTCTTGCCGGTGCTTTAGTTGCACCTTTGGCACGCTATTTTGATCCTACAGATAAGTCTTTTGGGATTAACAGCTAATGAGTCCTAATGATTGGGCAGCCTTATCGGTATCACTTTTAACAATTGTAGGCTCTTTGGTTGCCTCAGTCAGATGGTTAGTAAATCATTATCTGTCAGAGCTGATAGATGACCAAAATGGTGGTCATAATTTACAAGGGCGCGTTGTACGCATTGAGCAAAAATTAGACACGCTCTATGAGATCCTAATAACTAAACAATAAACCCCTTACTCTTTGGCTATGAAAAGCTGCGTGATAGTCCCAACTAGAGGCAGACCTGAAAACATGGCCAGACTAGCTGCATCTTTTGTTAGCACAAACGCAGTTGTAGATCTGTATGCTGTTATAGATAATGATGATCCAAAATGGGATGAGTATGCAAAAAATGATGACTATAAGTGCCTGCCTTCGGACAACAAAACAGGTGGGTGTGCGTACGCTCTTAATGATGCTGCAAGGCTTTTACTTGATTACAGTCGCTTCCCTCTTTATGATCTGTACATTTTCATGGGTGATGATCACCTGCCTAGATCGCTGGATTGGGACAAAGCTTTTGAAAAAGCGTTATTAGGTAAGACTGGCATTGCCTATGGTGATGATCTTTTACAAGGTCAAAACTTGCCTACAGCTTATGCAATGACTAGAGATATTGTTGATGAGTTGAGAGGTATGACTTTTCCCGGTTGTAAGCATTTGTATTTTGATAACTTTGTAAAACAATTGGGAATAGATCTTGACTGTTTTATTTACTTACCAGATGTAATTATTGAGCATCTACATCCGGCAGCTGGTAAAGCTGAGATGGATGAAGGCTATGAGAGAGTCAATCAACCAAAATGGTATGAGGAAGATCTATTGACACTGCAGACTTACTTGAGATCTACAGAGTATGCAGATCTTGTCTATGCACTTAAATGAAAGTCTTAATTACCGGCTCACATGGTTTTGTGGGCAGAGCCTTTAGGCGTGCCTTACCTTATGCACAATTGACTTTAGTAGATCTAAAAAATGGTACAGACTGCCGGGACTTTTTTAGACTAGAAACAAAAAAATATGATCTTGTAATACACCTTGCAGCTATTGTAGGTGGCCGGCAACAGATAGAAAATCAACCTTTAAGTTTAGCTGTAGATCTTGCTATTGATGCTGAGTTTGCCAATTGGTGCATGGTTACAGAGCAACCTTATGTAGTTTATTTTAGCTCATCAGCTGCCTATCCAACAGAGCTACAAACCTTAAATAAAAAACATAAGTTAAAAGAAAAAGATCTAAACTTTAAGAAAATTGGCGCACCTGATATGAGCTATGGATGGGCTAAATTAACAGGTGAGATGTTGATGAGTTACCTGCGTGAGATGGGTACACAGGTTTTAATTCTTAGACCCTTTAGTGGCTACGGCACTGATCAAGATATGACCTACCCATTTCCTTCAATTATGCAGAGGGCAATACTTAACTCAAATCCATTTGACATCTGGGGGCGTGCAACTACTACTAGGGACTTTATACACATTGATGATGTAGTAGATGCTGTGGTAACAATGGCTCAAAACAATTGCAATCAAACAGTCAATCTTTGTACAGGCAGGCCTACTACTTTTCTTGAACTGTCACAGATAGCTCTCAAAACTCTTGGCATTACCAAGATGCCTAGGTTTAACATACTGGCAGATAAGCCGGCAGGGGTGGCCTACCGCGTAGGTGATACCACAATGATGAGTGATTACTACACACCAAAAATTAGTTTAGAGGAAGGTGTCCACAGGGCTATCTCTGGTGTTTTATGATTTATGATTAGCTCATGGCAACTAAACGCAAAGCAAAAAAGGTAGCAAAGCGTAGGCGCACAACTAAAGATACGCCTTTAACAAAGCTTGATTTTTGGGCTATTGCAGCTAATGAAGTTTATATGGCTTGCCGTAAAGCTGGTATGGATGAAGGTACAGCTCTAGCTTTTGCAATGGATCGGTCATCTTATCCGGACTGGATTGTGGATAGAGAAGATCCAGTGCGTAAGCCATGGGATGATGATGAGGAATTAGATTAAGCGCGACAAGTCTTTCAACGCACGCTACTTAATTTGTAGTGACCTGCAAGTACCATTTCAATTTGATGAGGCTATTGTCAATCTAAAAAAACTTGTTAATACTTTTAAGTTTGATCTTGTACTAAATGTAGGTGATGAGCTTGACCTAAATACAATCTCAAAATACAGTCAAGGCAAAGCTGAGTCATTTCAACAAACATTAAATGCTGACCGAGATCTTTGCAAAGATATTTTATATGACTTAAAAACAGATGTAGTTTCTAGGTCTAATCATGGTGATAGATTATTCAGTGCAGTTAGTCAGATACCGGGCTTGATGGCTTTACCAGAGCTGCAATATGAAAAATTTATGGGTTATGATGACCTTGGCATTTACTTTGCGAAAAAGCCTTATGAGATACCCGGTACTGACTTTGTACTCTGCCATGGGGATGAGGGCAACCTTTCTCGGGTAGGCGGTTCAAGCGCGTTAAATATTGCAAAAAGGTGGGGCAAAAGTTGTATAGCAGGGCATAGTCACAGGATGGGCTACACATGCCACTCAGAGGCCTTTAATGGCCGATTACAGAGGGTTTTAGTAGGTATAGAGGTAGGACATACATGTAACATTTCTAAGATGCGCTATCTAGCCAAAGGCGGCTATTATGCCAATTGGCAAGCCGGGGCTGTAATTATGACTATCAAGCGTGGTAACCCTAGCTTTGAGATGATCCGCTTCAACACAGACGGCAGTTTCGCCGCGCTAGGAAAAGCCTTTGGGTAATTGCATTTGTCACTGGGCTATGCTTTAATTGCTTTTGTAAATGCAATTGACCTTGAAGGGGGTTAATATGAAAATTACTAAACATCAATTTGAAGCTTTAACTGAAGCTCAAATGAAATGGTCAGGTGAAACAGATTGGCTAACTCAGAAAGATCGCTTTGAAGATACAATTTGTTGGTCACATGAGTTTATTTATTGGGCAGAAAATTACGCCTCAGTTTTAT